CGTTGGGGGCGCGCGGCGTAGAGATACCGCTCGAGCATCTGCTGCACGGTGGGCAGCTTCCCGGCGCGCCCGGCGGTGCCGGCGTAGCGCTGCCGCTCGAGCTCGCGGACCCGCTTGCGGACCGCGGGCAGGGTCTTGCGCTGAATGTGCCGCCGGTCCGGCTGCCCGTTGGCCTTGGTGCCCATCCACACCTTGGCCTCCCAGTACCCGCGCATGTTGGGTTCGCTGCTGATCCACGATTCGAGGTTGCCTCTGCGGGTGCGGCCCATGGGAAAGACCGTACAGCGGTATGCAGCGGCGGGCAACGACGGGACGTTGTGGGGAGACATGAGGAGATGTATCCTTTCACCGGTAACCGCATCTGACGGTAAGAGGAGCCAGGTGATGACGGGACACAAGCAGCCCGAGCGTGACGTGGGCGAGCCGCTGATGCTTACCTACAGGGAGGCGGCGAAGAAGATCGGCATCTCCCTGCGGTGGCTGTACGTGCTGATGCAGAAGGGCGAGATCCGCAGCCTGAACCTCGGGGGCAATGTGAGGCGCATCCGCCTGAGCGAGTGCGAGGCGTACGTGGACCGCCTGGAGGCCGGGCAGATCAGCGAGGCGTCATGACCGGCGCGCTCATGGGGGCGCTGGCGCGGACCACCCCGGAGTCGGTGGCGGCGTACGAGCAGCGCCAGGCCGGCGGGACGCAGGCGACCGCACCGGAGATGGGGCGCTCACGGTGAGACGCGACATCGACGTTACAGACACGGCATTCCCGTACCTATCGCCGACAACTGCCTACATCCTGGTGCGTGATGACGGCGGCGTATCCCAGGTGCTCCCGGGCACCGAGATCGTCTGCGAGGTCAGGGACGGCAAGGCCCGGCTGTTCGCGGTGTGGCCCGGTCAGTGGAGATCTGACGTCTTCACCATCGACCCCGATGCGTTGCTAGCTGAGCTGAAGGCGAACGCCGAATGGCAGGAGACGCGCCGTCAGGAGCGCATGGCTGAGAACGCCCGCATGGCCGAGGAACGCCGCAGCAGGCCGAAGGAACGCTGCCCTCGCTGCAGGAAAGATGGACTCCGCGTCCGCGATGACGGGTCTCTTTACATTCACCGCAATACCCGGGGTGCCGAGTGCGGAGGCGGCTCCGCGTATGAGATGGCCGAGATCCGCCGCCGGCGCGAGGCCGCTGAGCGCCAGCGCATTGAGCGCGAGCAACGGGAGCGTGATGCCGCTGAGTCCCGCGCGCGGCATGAGGCTGAATATGAGCGCTTGGATGAGGAATTCCGGGCCGGGCGGCTGGATGGCCACGCGAAGAGGGACGGCTCGTTGTGCCGAGGCTCGCTGACCGCGTTCGGCGCTAGTCTCTGCACTGCAACAGGGCATGGGGTCAGCACTGGCGAGCTTGCGCAGTGGGAAGCGAAGCTAGCCGCGTGGCGCGACGAAAGCGAGCAGCGACCGGCCGCCGGGTAGCCGCCGCCCCGGAACGCAGAAACAGGCCCTCGCCCGTGATGGGCGAGGGCCTGCCGTCCCGATGGAGTTCCGAAGTCCGGGTAACCGCTGCCCGGCCACCAGCGCGGCCCAGGTCTTAGGCTGGACGACGCGGCGTTGCCTGGCGTTCCAGCGCCGCTTCCGGGCGCGATCGCACTCGACACACATCCAGTACTCCGTTCCATCCTTCTTCGAGACCCGGCGAAGGGCACCCGGAATCACCAGGTCATGCCCGTTATCGCAGGATGTTCGCCCGTGCCGCCAGTGCCGCTCGCGTTCCACCATGTCGCGGCTGTTATCAAGACTGGTTCCCGGGATGAGATGCCCCGGGTTGACGCACGGCGGATTGTCGCACTTGTGGCGCAGGACTAGATGATCCGGCACCGGCTCTACTAGGCACTCATACACGACACGATGAGCGCGGGTGTTTTCGTAGCCGAGCCGGCTGGCGCTGAATAGCCCGTAGCCGTTGTCGTTCCGGGAGCCGTTCCATTCCCAGCAGCCTGATGCGGTGACTGTCCAGCCGACTTCGCGGAGCCTGACCTCAAGGGCACGGTCTCTCTGCGGGATCGGTTCACCGTACCTGCGCAGGTTCTCATAGTGGCGGTTGCAGTATCCCCTCGCCCGTGCCGTGCGGGGGCAATCGCCGGCAAGGCACCCGGGCTTCTCGCGGGGCGGTTCGTGCCAGTCGGCGGGACGGCGCGCCCGCCAGCGCTGGTAATCCCTAGAGCACAGGCCGCGGGCCAGGACGGGCCTATCGCAACCTTCTTCTGAGCACGTAGCATCAGCCATTGTCGGACCTGCCCAATCAGGTTCGGCGACGCCTCGGCGGGTGTTCCATCACCCGTCGGGGCCTTACGGATATTCTAGCGCGTCAGCCACGCTGGCCAGCTATGACGGCCTTCCACGTGGCCGGGCCGACGACTCCGTCTTCGGTGAGCCCGAAGAACTTCTGGATGGCCAGGACCCCCAGCCAGGTCGACTGCCCGAAGTTCCCGTCGGCCTTCACCGCGGACGCCCCGGGCAGGTGGTTGATGTCGCCGACGACGCGGATCAGGGCCTGGAGCCGGTGCACGAACTGCACGGTCCCGGGGTGGTCCCGGTTGCCCTGCTGCAGGGCGGGGAGTGAGTTCACGAGCGTCTCCGTCCATCCGGTGGCGGGCTGGGGCTGGCCGGGGCGGGGCCACTGGCCGAAGTCGCCGGCGTTCGCGGTGTCCCAGTCGCAGGACACCCCGCCGATCGTCACCGCGGAACCCTGGAAGATGTGCGGCTTCCACACGTCCGGGTTCCGTGCGGGGTCCCAGTTCGTCCCGGACCAGGCGCGGGTTCCCCAGAACCACGCGGCCTTGCGGGCGGCGCGGGCGCGGGACAGCGGCCAGTACCCGCCGTACAGGCCTGTCCTGTCCCGGCTGATCACCGACGCGGCGCCGTCGAGGTAGGCGCTGATGACCGGCTGGTCGCGCTCGGGGGCGTCGTAGTCGCAGGCGAAGTAGATGACCGCGCCGGGCAGCCCGGCGGCCCTGGCCTGGGCGTCGGCGGTGGCGGCGTGCCGGGCCCCGGCGTTCCGGCCGCCGAGGATAGCTGCTGCGGCGTCCTCGTAGACGAGCACGACGGACCGGCCGGCCGCCAGGTGCCGGTCCGCCTCGGCCCGGGTGATGACCTTGGAATGGTCCGCGCCGGACAGGTAGCGGCAGGCGAACGTGACCCCGGCCGCGTCCAGCACGGCATCGGGTACCTGCCCCCAGGCCCAGTCGATCCCGGTCATCAGGTACCTCCGGTGCGGATACCCCGCCGTTCACGGCGGGGAGGAGCGCCGGGTGCGGCGCGGTAGACTGGGCAGCGCACCGCAAGGTGCCTACGGCAGGTCTTGCCGGAAGTTATGCCTGCGGAGGAGACGTGAGACGAGCCGGGGTAACCCGGGCGCAGGCTCCGGTGAAACAGGAACCCCCTGGAAGACGACTCGGCATCTCCTTCAGGGAGACAGGCAGGAAACGCAGGGCCGCCAATGCCGCGAAAACCAAGCGGGGGCGGCCCTGCCTGCTGCCGCATAAGCTGGTGCATGTCGAGTCGTCTTCCGTGCGCGAGCAGGGGAATCCCCGCCCTTCAGGGCGGGGAGTAGTCAACGCGTGTCTCCGTTTCCAGGGTGGCCCCGCATGAGGCAGGCCGGCCCGGTGCAGGTGCAGCCGGCGGGCTTGCCGCAGCAGCCGGTGTCCCGCGCCCATTCCGGCCCGGACCCGAAGCTCACGGCGGCTCCTAGACTGCTGGCATGAGCCGTACCGTGCTGTTCGCCGGCGGTCCGCTGCACGGCCGGACCCGCGCGATTGATGATCACGTGAGGTACTTCTATGTCCCTGAACCGTGCGGCGATCCCTATGTCCTTGACCCATCTGAGTCCGACTTGCAGTTCCGGCAGGTGGCCTACAGCCTGTTCAGGTTCGCGGTATGCGGCCGGATCGTCTGGATCGGCTATCCCGGCACTACGCCGGATGATGGCCTGGTGTTCGAGGTGCTGACCAGCGACGGTGCCAAGCAGGCGTCCAACGTCTGGAAGACGAGCGCCCACCCCTAATGGCTGCGGCGGCCCGTGGCATCCGAGGTCGGCGGCGGCGGGTTCACCGGCGGGCTGCCAGTCGCGGCGGCACGCGGCGCACGTGGCGGAGGCGACGAGCTCAGCCCAGGTGCCGCAGGAGTGGCAGTAGCCCATGGCGGGTCACTCCGGCGCGGCGGGAGGCGCCAGGGTCTTCTCCGGCCGGGTCACGGTCACGTTCGACGGCTGGACTGGCGGCGGCGGGCCCGGCCGGGGCGTGTGCTTCGCGAGGTACCCGGCTCCGAACGTGAGCAGCGCGGGCACGATGGCGTAAGTCCACGACGCGACCACGTCGGGCACCGAGCCCTTGAATACCCAGTGGCCCAGCGACCACAGGGCGAGCCCGGACACGGCGGCAGCAGCAGTGGACGCCTGCACCTTGGTCTCTACCTGGGCGGCCAACGGGACTCCCTCATCCTTTGAAGCTCACGGCACAGTCGCGGGCCTTGAACACCTTCCGCACGAACTGCAGAAACACCCGGACGGTCGCCTGCCGCTGCTGCTTCTGCGCCGCGGTCTCGTGCGGCGGCGGCCGGCTGATCGCCACCAGGTGGGTCCAGAGGGTTACCTGCTGGGCGCGGGATTCGTTCCCGGCCTGGCAGAGCTGCACGATGGACGCCCGTGAGCGGATCTGGCCCTGCACCGTCCGCACGGACAGCCAGAAGCTGCTTCCCGCCAGCACGAACGCGAGCACGAACAGGACCACGACGGCCCGGGCGGCGCCGCGGCTGATCGGCCGGAACGGCAGCCGCGCCCACCCGGCCCGGGAATGCGGCTGGTCAGTCACCGGCGGCCTCCGAGGAGGATCCAGAGGGCGAGGATCCAGGCGGCGGCGATGAGGGCGAGGAAGGCGATCCGCGCCCAGAGCTCCCGGACAGGAGGACCCGGGCGTGGCTGGCCACGCTGGGGACCGTCAGCGCCAGCCCGGTAGCCAGGAGGATATCGCTGGGAGAAGAGGCAAATACCTGGCTCAAGATCAGCACGACGCCGGTCCCGGTCAGGGCGACGTCTTTCGCCGCCGCCCAGACCAGGTCCCATCGCTGCGAGCTCCAAGACACCCCGCCCCGCTCTCTTCCGTGTCGCGCCCCCGCTCAGGGGCCTAGCCGGTCCTGCGTTTCCACCGCGGCGGCGGGTCCGTGCCGCGCCGTTCCCACCTGGCCCGCCAGGCGTAGTCCCGCCGGTCGCAGAACGCGGCCAGGCGGCTGCGCAGGCTGCCGTCCCGCACGTCCTTGCGGGTCTCGCCGGTACGCGGGTCGATCGCGTCCAGCCAGAGCTGGGCGCGTTCCCACGGCCCGGAGTACCGGACGGCGAGCAGCAGCCGCCGGCCCGGGCCGTGGCCGGCCAGCCGGCTCACAGCACGCCCGCCAGGATGAGCGCCACCAGGACGGCCACCGCCGTGGCGAGCGCCCACGCCAGCCCGTACAGCAGGCAGCCCAGCTCCCGGCCGAAGTCATCCACGCCGCCCACCCTAGCCCGGAGGCCCGGCAATGCGGCCAGGGTCGTCACCTGGGTACCGTGGAGCATGAGGATCCGCAATCTCGCCGTCCTCGCCGTCGTGGTGCTCACTGCGGCGTGCGCGGCCCCGGCCGCACAGGGCCGCGCCGCCGCGGTCCCGGTGCCGTCCCGGGCCGTCTTCACCGGCCTCGCCCTGCGCGACCCGACGGTCATGCAGTCGTTCGCCTACGACCTCGCGCACAAGACGTGGATCTTCGCGCAGCTCACCGCAGGTAAGCCGACGCTGGCCGGTGACCTGACCCTGACCCGGGTGTCCGCGTCCGGTGCCCGGCTGGGGTGGATGCACCTGGCCGGGTTCGGCCACGGCCTGTCAATCGGCGCCGAGCCCTGCGGCACCTCCACGTGCGTGTGGACCGAGGCGCACGCCGTAGCAGAACCCGCGCTCGGCTGGGCCCTGGCCGGTTCGTACGGTAACCAGATCGCCCGATTCGCCTGGCACTCCGGCGCCACCCTCACCCCGGCCGCCCCGGCCGTGGAACGGTTCGGCGTCAACGCCAATGCCCCGGAGCAGACCCCTAGCGTGGACGCCGCGGACGGGCTGATCGCCGTGCAGTACTGGTCGGTTTCGCTGAAAGCGTTCCGGTGGGCCGTCTACTCGCTGCCCGCGTTCAGGGCGCACCGGTACCCGGCGCTGGCCCGGTTCACCGTCCCCGCCGCCCTCGCCCGCAACGGCCTGACCGAGCAGGGATGGGCGCTGGCCGGCCGGGGCACGCTGGCCAACTGGCAGGGTGAGGCGTACAGCGCGTCGAACCCGCCGCCGGGCGATGCCACGTTCAGCATGGTGACCACGGCCGGGGCCGTTACCGGCCAGGTGCTGAGCACGGCCGGGGCAGGGCTGTCGTACCGGGAGCCGGAGGGCATGGCCCGGGCGGGCGCGGGGAACGTGTGCACCGGGTTCGCGTCGGGCCCGGCCGGGGCGCGGAAGGCGAACGTGTACTGCATCATGAAGCCATGAGTAACGAGGTCATGCCGCGTCCGGCTGCGGTCATAGCCCTGCTGGTCACCGCATCCGGGCACAACCTGACATGCACTGTCCCGCTCCCGGTCGGCTGGCGGGGCCCGTGCCCGGAATGCGGCCGGGCCATCCGCAGGCACTTACATCGGGATGACCATCAGCCGCCGCACGGAGAACGTCCCGGTCCCGGACGTGGAGACTCTGTACTCGGCTTTGAATGTGTTGGTGCCCGGGTTGAGGAGCGCCCCGTGGAAGAACGTCGCGCCGAGCCGCTGCCCGCCGGTCGACTGCAGCTGGATCGCCCGGTTGTCGTTCGACGCGTCGGTGGTCGCGCCGGAGATGGCGTAGCTCATCCACGCGGCGGTGCCGCCGCTGGTCTGCTGGTTGCAGAAGATGGCCACGATAGCGCTGGCCGAGGTGGTGGCCGTGACGGTCGGCCCGGTCGTGGCCAGGTCGGCGTAGGTGGTGGAGGTCGTCGTCTCCGACGTGGCGATGTAGTCGGCGTTGACGAGCCGCGCCGCGATCGTGTTGGGCGCGGTCGAGACGAATATCTGCCCGGCCGCGGTGGCTTTCGCCGGGGCGGTCTCGTTGAGGTTGTCGCGGACGTAGGTGTTGAACTGCGCAGCCGTGAAGACAGTATTCGCCACCGCGGTCATCGGTGCCGACCACGCCACGTAATCACCCCGTCACGTTCTGATTATCAAGTATCTAGATGTTAGATGATCCCGTATTCAGCGTTTTCGGCCACCAGGTCGGCGATGTTCTGCCCGTGGGGGCACCCGGACCGCAGCGCGAGCTCGTGCCCGGAGGGGAACCAGTTCCGGGTGCCCGGCACCGGCCGGGCGGCGAGCACCTCCCAGATCGCGTCCGCATCGGCGGGCCATTGCACGGGGGCTTCCCAGTGGCAGTTCGAGCAGTGGATCTGAGCCTGCCGGGGTTCGAGCCGTTCGGCGCCGTTGCAATAGGGCCGCCCGCAGTCGGCGACCCAACGGCCCCAGTTGAGGTAGGCGCGGGCGAACGCGGTCACGTGCCGAACTTCCCGGTGCCGAACTTGCCGTTGGTGGCGTCGTCGAACACGAACAGGTTAGCCGGGCTGGTCGCGTCGGCTTTCTCGCAGCCGAACGTGGTGGTCAGGACCCGGCCGTGGCCGGACGTGGCGTGGCTGATCTGCTCGATGAAGAAGTCGGCGTCCAGCCCGGTCTCGGTGTCGGTGACGTGAATCCGGTCGGACAGGTCGCGGGCGAGCTGCTGGGTGAGGCGGGTGCCGTTGAGGTTGGCGACGGGGATGGTGACGATGGGCTTGCGCTGGGCGTACCGGGTGACGAAGATGGTCGCGACCGCGACCGTGTCCTCGACGGTGGCGCCGGAAATGTCGATGCCGGACGGGAGGCCCCGCCGCCCGTACGCGGCCTGCGACGCGGTGTCGGTCACCGACACCTGCACGGTGCGGGCCACGGTGACCGGGTTAGCGCGCAGCTGCAGGCCGGTGACGATGCTCCCCGCGCCGGAATCGGTCAGCGTGATGGTGGTGCTCTGCCCGGACGTGCGGGACAGGCTGGCGGTGGCCGCGCCGGCCAGCAGGGTGTAATCGGTCCCCGCCACCGGGGTGACGGCGTTCAGGAACGGGTCGCCGGACTGGGCGATGACGGTCACGGACGTGCCGGCGGGCACGGCGATCGTGGCGTCGGTCTGCCACACCGCGCCCAGGGCCTGCTGGTTCCGCTGGTCGACGGAGGTGATGATCGTGTTGACGATGTCGCGCCACCCGGTGTCGTACGTCATCGGCTGGGAGTAGGTGGCGAACCCCGCGGTGATGAGCTGCGCGTCGTCGGTGAAGAATACCTGCCCGGCGCCGGGCGTGCCCGACGCGGAGACGACGAGCTGCACGTAGGCGGCATTCGCAGGCGCCGTGTCGGCGACAGTGGCCTGTGTCCACGTCGTGGCGGGCAGCGGCACCGCCGGCGGGGTGGTGGTGGACAGGTACGCGTGGGCTGCGTTGTACCAGTTCAGCTGCACCCGCACCCCGGTCGCCCAGGATGACGCGGACCAGAACCACGCCGTCCCCGTGTAGAGGGGGCCCGGGCCGGCGGGGACCTGATCGCTCAGCGCGCCGGGGCCGGAGGCGACCCCGTTCGGGGTGACGGACATGGACTTGGTGCCGCCGTGCGCCTGCGCGGACGACGACGCGAGGGTGGCGCTGTTCTGCGCGGTCCAGCTGGCGATCCCCGCCTCGAACGTCGGGTTGGCGTTCAGCGCGGTCCCGGCGTCCGACTCGGCGAGCGTGCCGTTGGACAGCACTGCCTGCACGGTGACGGACGCGGCGTCCAGGAGCCGGTGGTGCCGGTCCCGGTAGACGAAGTTCCCCGCCGTGTCGACGAAGCAGATGGCGGGGGGTCCTTCGGCGGCGAGCATCCGGGCCAGGGCGGTGAGCCCGTCGGTGCCTTCCTCCCACCACCACCGGATCGTGGACGCGCCGGGGTCGAGGTCGCGGGCACCGGACGGCCAGCCGAGGGCGTCGAGGATGTAGCCGATCGCGGTCCCAGTGCGGATGCTGGCGTACAGGGGGGTGGACAGGGGGTTGGCCTGGGCGAACCGGGCCATCAGGTCCAGGCAGGACATGGTGACGGCCCGGTCGCCCTTGTTCGGGCTGACGGTGTAGTTGTCGAGGAACCCGCGGTAGATCGTGGTGGTGGCGGCGTCCTGGGTGGCGGTGATCTTGACGGGCCGCCCGGGGACCAGGTTCCCGTACAGGGGCGAGCCGGCGTTCTCCGGGGAGTAGATCCTGGCCGCGTTGTTCAGCCTGAACGCGGCCTCGCCGGCGCGGACGGGGGAGAACGCCCGGGCCTGATCGCGGCCGTAGGCAATGGTCATGCCATCGCCGGCCAGCGCGTTGCCGCCAGGGGTGGCGGTCACCTCATCGTAGGTGCCGGTGAACAGGCCGTCGTTGTTCCAGTCGACGTAGAACCGGAACGCCGGCCTGGAGGAGGCCATGTCAGATCCTCCGCTTGCGCCTGAGGTTGTCGTAGGACCGGACGAGCCAGTCTTCCAGCTCGGCCTGCGACCCGATCACGCCGTGGTTCTGCAGCACGACCGTCCCGCCGCCCGCGCCGCCGCCGCGGTCAGGCCGCAGGAGTTCTGGCCGGCCGGTCCCGTTGAACGACGGTGGGTTCCACCCGGGCCGCAGCCACCCGCCGGAGTCCATGACCATGCCGCCGGAGTCCAGGGTCACCACCCGGCTGGACGATGCCGCCGCGGCGAACAGCTGCCTGATCAGGTCGGCGGTGCTGTCGGTGTAGGCGCCGGCGTGCGGGATCGACCCCGGCACTCCGGGCGGCGTCACCTTCGGAGGGGGCTTGTGCGCGGCGAGGTACGCACCGGAGTAGCCGAGCATCTTGGAGATCGCGGCGACCCTGGCCTTGTCCCGGCCGAGCGCCGCTTTCCAGCCCTTGACCGGCCCGGCTAGTGACGGGATGTTCCCGGCGGCGCGGATCTCCCTGTCCAGGCCGAGCTCGTTGAGTTCCAGCTGGTAGCGCCACGCCCGCTCCGTGGTCAGCTCCTTGTGCAGCACGGCCAGCCGCTTCTTCTCCCCGGCGGCTGCCGACGCCCAGAACCGGTGCTGGCCGGGGGACAGCCCGGACGCGCCGGCCAGGGCCTGCGCGCGGACCGCCGCGGCGGACATCCGGGCGATCTGCTCGTTGAGCACGACCGGGCCGTGGGCGGCGCCGAACCCGCCGCCGTGCCGGGTCCGCCACGCCCTGAGGTACGCGGCGCCCTGCTGGCCGACGGTGCCGCCGGAGGCGAACCCGGGGACCAGTCCGCCCTTGGCGTACCAGCCGACCCCGCCGGGGTGGGCGTAATACTGCGCCCAGGCGTTCGCCGGGGTGCCGTACCGCTGCCGGATGTAGTTGAACATCCAGGACAGCTGCGGCCCGGCGTGGGACCCGCCGGCGGCCTGCGCGGCGAACGGCATCTTCGTCGGCGGCAGGGCCTGCGGGATGCCGTACGCGCCGCTGGCCCGGTTGCGGGCGAACCGGTTGTATCCGGCCTCGTGCATCTCCAGGGTGTCGAACGCGCCCCACTGGGTGTAGATGTTCCAGGGGAACATCCGCCGGGCCAGCGCCTTGTTCGCGGCTGCGTCGCCGCCGACCGGGCCGGCCCCGGACACGCCGGCGGATGCCGCCGCCTTAGCCGCTGCCACTGCCGCCGCTTCGGCTATCTTCAGCGACGCGCGCATCGCCGAAACCTCAGCGCCCGTCATCCGGTTCTGGAACGAGGAGTACATCCCGGACACGAACGGGGCCGTGAGCGGGCCGGACACCTGGCCGCCAGAGGCGAACCCGGGCAGGCTGCCGCGCAGGTGGTCGACCGCGCCGGCCTTGACCATCCGCGTGGGGACGACGACCTCACCGGGCATCAGCGCGGCGAACACCGAGTCACGGCCGGGGGTGCCCCCTGTGATGAAACCGCCGCGGGCCAAGCCGCCCGCCGCATTGCCGGACCCGCCCTTGCCCTGGCTCGCCGCGATGATCGACCCGGTGATCGTGTAGAGTCCCTGGCCGTTCATGTGGATCTGGACGGTTTTGCCGTGCAGCCGGTCGAAATCGCCCTGGATGTTCCTCGTGGCGGCGCCGACGTCACGCTGGATGGCGGCCATCGACGCCTGGATCGACGCGTGCGCGGCGCGGAACGGGGCGCCCAGCGGGCCGGGAAGCTTCCCCATCGTCCGGACGATGAAATCCTCGCCCTGCAGGAACAGGATCTTGATCTGGTCCCAGGTGATCCTGATGTGCTCCTTCGCGATGCCGAACACGGATGACAGGAGGACCGTGAACTTGGTCCAGGACCCGGACACGAAGGCGGTCATGTCGCTGATGTTCGTCTTGAACCTGTTGATGTACGGCGACCATGAGGTGAGCCAGTTGTTCGCGCTGGCCTTGTCCTTGGGGCCGGGCATCCCGAACGGGTTGTCGAACCAGTTCTTCCCCTTCCCTGACGGGGTGCCCTTCAGGACCGCGTCGACGATCAGGGTCATCGCCAGGGCGCCCCCGGCCAGCCTCGCGCCAGGGGTCAGCCTCGACCACAGCGACGCCGCGCCGCCCGCCTGTGCCGCGCCGCCCGCCGCCGCCGCGACGCCGCCCTTGCCGAAGATCCCGCCCAGTGCCCCGGTGACCAGGAACGAGATGACCTTCCCGCCGCCCATCTTGGACAGGATCAGCGCCGCCCCGGCCACCTCGGCCAGCGGCTTGGCTACCGCCGGGGGCAGTTTCGCGACGAACCCCAGGAAGTCCGACACGACCTTCAGCTCCAGCGCGCCCCCGCTGGTCAGGCCGGGGGCCAGTGCCGCGAGCGCCCCGCCGATGTTCTTCAGCAGCCCGCCCACGACGGGGCCGTTCTGGCTGAACCACTGCATGAAATGCTGGATCTCGTCGGATGATTTCTTGCTGGCGGCCCACGTCGCGAAGGCGGGCCCCAGGCGGGAGATCCAGCCGACGGCCTCCCGGATCAGCGGGTCGAATTTCGGCAGCAGGGTGATGAACCCCTTGACGAAGTCGATCAGGGTGCTGCCGGTGGCGCTGACCGCCGCCGACCCGGTGGACCCGATGAAGTCCCGGAACCCCCGGAACGCGGACGAATTGATCAGCCCGCCGAACTGGCCGCCGAGGCTCGCGATGACCGGGGACACGTGGGCGATGATCGGTCCGAGGTTCTTCGTCAGGTCGGTGACGGATTTCAGCCACGGCTGCAATGCGCCCGCGACGACGGGGGTCTGCGCGGCCTTCACCTTGTCCCACGAGTCCGCCATCGCCCCGATCTGCTTGGACAGGGCAATCTGCGCGGGGGACAGGTTCGCGTACGCCTTGGACAGGGCCGCGGTCTGGGCGAGCCCGGCGGCGCTGAACCCCTTCTGCTCCGCGGCGTACGCGGCGTTCCGCTGCGCCTGCGTCTTGGCGACCGACATGGCGTACCGGTACTGGCCGGTGACCTTCGCGACCGCGGCGGCGTGCGCGGTCTGCGCCGTCTCGACGGCTGTCGCGGCCTTCTTCGCGTCGGACAGGACCGGCTTGGCGACGGCCCCGAACGCGGCCAGAGCCGCACCCCCGGCGATGAACGCGCCACCCAGCCCGGCAGCGGCCCCGGTAGCCACCCCGCCCAGGGTCGCGATAGCCGGGGCGAGTGCCACCAGCGGGCCCACCAGCCCCGGGTTCAGCTTCAGGCCGCCCAGCGCCTTACCCAGCCCGTCGCTTTTCTTCTGGGAGTCCTTCATCGAGTCGCCGAGACGGCGGATCGCCGCGTCAGCCAGGACCGCCCGCGCCGTAACCCGGTCCTCCGCGGCCCCGGTTTCCCGTAGCGCCCTGGCCAGGATCTTCGACTCGGCGGCGGTCCGGTTTTCCTTGTCCCCCAGCTTGCCGATGACGTCGGCAAGCACCTTCGCGCCCCGCGACGCCAGGGCCGCGTTGTCCCCGACCTTGCGGAAGTCCCCGGCGACAGTCGCGGACCCGCGACTTAGGAAGTCAAAGGTGATCGACTGGCCAGCCACCGGTCACCCGCCCTTCCCGGTTGCGTGGTAAAGAGAAGCCATGCGAAGAACCATCGTCCTGCTCGTTCTGGCCGCCGTCATCATCGCCGTCATCTTCGTGGTCCTCAGCCACATCTCCTCATGACGGCTCAGTCGCCGCCGGGGTCCTCGATGTAGTCGATCAGGGCCTCGAAGTCCTCGATTTCGAGGAGCCCGATTTCCCACGGGCGGATCCCGAGCCGCTCGGCGAAGACCCCGATGTACCGGTGCCGGTCGTAGGTGAACCAGCTGGGTCCGGGGACTCGCCGGGGGTCGTAGGGTCCGCCTCGGCCCGCGCTTTCTCCTCAGCCAGGGCCGACTCGGCCAGCGACCGGACCATCTCGTCAATGTCGAAGTCGATCTTCCCGTCGAGGACATCCTGGTACGCCGTCTCCACGTCCCGTCCCTCGCGCCGCCAGATGAGGCACGCGAGCATGATGAAGGCCCTGGCCGACCCCTCGGCCATGTCCTGCTGCCACTGGCCGTAGTTCCGCTTGTAGACGTGCTCGATCCACAGGGCCTCGTGCACCGGCCCTTTCCTGCCGTCGTACTCGTAGACCTGGCCGTCGATCGTTACCTTCATCAGGCTCCCTTGACTGCTTTATCGGCGACGTCCGCCAGCGCCCGTTCGATTCCCGCGCGGACCCGCGGCCCGGCCGCCTCGGCGGGGCCGGTGAACCAGCCAGGCTGCACCGACGGCTCCTCCTGCGTGCGCCAGACCTCGCGGTTGCCGAACACGGGATGGGTGAGCCGCCCCTCGTCGAGGTTGCGGAGCTTCCGGGCCTTGCTACGGGCCTGCCCGGTGACGGACACGCCCGGGTCCCGCTCGTTCGTGCGGACGTTGACGCCCAGCCGCAGGTCCTCGTCGAGGGCCGCCGCGTACCGGTCCGGTAGTTCCGGCTTGAGCCCGGCCCGGATCTCGCCCTGCACCGGGGTCACGGCGTCACGCATCGCCCGGGTGACCTCCCGGACGAGCTCGCCGTCCCCGGCGCGGCGCAGCCGGAACGCGAGAGCCTCCAGTTCCGCCGCCGCGTCAGCCAGGCCCGCCATAGCACCTCCCTGGAATGTCGCTACCTGCGGATATGATCGGATGCAAAGGCCCCGGCGGTGCGGTTCAGGCACCCCGGGGCACGACCTGAGAGAGCAGGCCGGTATGACCCAGGGTACAGACCGCGTGTGCGTCCAATGCGGCACTGTCTTTACTGGCCGGTACCGTAAGTGCCCCGGTTGCCGCCCCATCGGGAGACGGAAGTGCACCGCATGCGACCGCGTGTATCGCGGCACCCAATACCTATGCCCGACTTGCCGCCTGACAGACCGCGAATGCGTGATCTGCGGCGCGACCTTCCGCGGGCTCTACCGCAAGTGCTCAGCGTGCCGGTACCCGGAGCATCCCTGCATCACCTGCGAGCACGTGTTCCGCGCCTCCAATAGCCAGTGCCAGGAATGCCGGAAATCGGACCGGGCGTGCACCGCCTGCGGAAAGACTCACCGCAGGCTGACCCTGGAATGCGACTCCTGCTCAGGCCGGGCGCGGACGCACGGCAACGCCCGCCGCGCCCGGAAGCTAGCTGCCGAAGTAGCGGGTCCGGTGCCACGGTCGGTTTATATCGAAGTGCTCGCATCAGGGCCGTGCATCTACTGCGGTGCCATTCCGACGCACGTCGACCACATCCGGCCGCTCGCGCTCGGCGGCCACGAGGCCAGGTACAACCTCGCGCCCGCATGCCGGCCCTGCAACCAGAGCAAGGGCGGCAAGCTGCTGATCCACTGGGATCCGGCCCGGGTGGCGCATGGAGCTGCGCACAGCCCGGCCGTAGCGGCTGAACTGGACCGGGAACTGGCTCAGGTGCCGATGCCGCCCCACTGCGTGTAGCGGACGACGGGACCGGCTGCTGCCCAGGTCGCCTTGAAGTTCACGGGGCCGGAGACCGCGCCATCAGCGCTGAAATCGCACAACACAGTTCCGTAGAAGTAGGACGAAGGATCGTTGACGGCATCCCAGTAGAGATACATGTTGCGCGGCAGTCCGTCTGAGGCGGCGACGTAGGTCTGGGAGGTGCCCGCGTCGAGGAACCCGGAGAAGTCCCCGGAGGCGTCCGGGAGCCCGCCGACGTACACCTTGTTGGCGTCCCCGAAGGCCGTGACCTCATCTCTGTCGCTGGCCTTGTTGATTGACCAGGCCGCCTGGAATGGCAGCGGCACCGCGGCGGCGCCGGTGGTCAGGCCGAGGTAGATTTGCGCGTTCCGGCCGTGGCGCCTGCTGGATGGCATTGGCGTTTCTCCCTACATCGTGACGGGCTGCCGGCTGAGCAGCCGGAGCAGCTGCTTGGCGTGCTCGGTGAACGTGCGGTCCGCGATCGCGGCGCGGGCCTTCAGCGCCGCCTGCTCGCGTTCTTCCGGGTGGGCGAGGGCCCAGCGGATGAGGTCCCCGGCTTCTTCCGGGCTGGTGAACGACGGGAGCATCGGGAACAGCTCGTCCGATTCCGGGCGGGGGTCGCGGGCGAAC